TCGATTAATTTGAAGCCAACTAGTTCCATCCTGGCTGAAATAAATATTTGTGCCTGCGCATACTATAACGCCATCACCATATACAAAGCAACCTAAGATTTTTTGATTTGTTTCAGGCCGTACTCCACTGGTGCCGCCATAGACCGTGTAGCCATTAATGCGGCGATACCCACCATCAGGATCAACTTCAAAGTTTTGAAGCTGCGTCGCTAGTCCGGGCTGAGCCAGCATATCGAACTGGTTCAAATTGGTGTTAAGCCCACCCCGACAAGATAAACCAAATGGTTGTGACATTAAACGAACCTTACTCGGTCATCTTTCATATAATCAGGCGCAGGTTCCATCAGGTTAGATTTCATTAGTCGCATGCCGCGCCGATAATCCTCAAGGGCAAATGCAGCCGCCTGGGAGTTTTCTTTAAATTGATGAATATAGTATCGGGCCCGTGCAAGCAGCACCGACTTATAAATATTAGGAATAACAATCTGATCAGAATACAAATCAAGTTCGGTCGGTAAATTATACGCATAGAACCAAACCCGATAAACTTCATCAGGAATAGGACTTAGCCCAAACTTTCGATTGTCAGGGCTTTTAAAGACTCGTCGCGGCTCGCCACCATTTTGAGAGGTTGCATCGTCATTATTTTCTTCTGCACGATAAAAGTCTTTGAATTCTTCAATAGTAATATAACGCAAGTTGCGGCTGGTGTAAGGTTCTGTTGCCCCACTCACACCAATGGTAGTAATGTAAAAATTATCCCAGTCCACATAACCATAATCATTTACAAGGCTATCAGAGCTGGGCTTTAATTCATACCATCGGGTACCAGCCACAGTTTCAACGTAAACATTACCATAAAAAGGATCAGTTGTGCCACTATCTGCAACTGACAAAAAAGGCCACTGAGGCTCTTCGTTAACAATGTCAAGATAAGCGCGATTAACGCAATCCTTAACATGCTGCTGAACACCAACAGCAGTTGCAAAAGTTGCAGAAGTTAAAGAAACTTCGTTTAACTCTCTTAGCAGCTCGTTCGTCAGTTGTAGATAATTAGCAGCCATTAGCCTTTATGCACCTTCTGTATCTCAAACTTAGCTTTTTTAGAGGCACCTTTATGTGGTTTATACCCGCCCGCTGGGTCTTTCATCAGCTTGTAGGTATTTCCACTTTTCATCCAATGATATCCTTTAGGTGCCTCGACTTGCATCAGGATTCTCCTGCTCATTACGAGCTTTTGGAAATTTTAAATCCGCAAGTTTTTGATACGGAAATTGATTTTCTGTCATTTCAGCACATATCCGTTCTTTTTCTTGAATAGACCTGTACTGACGTTTTTCGACTTGAGTAGTCATTAGTTTGCCATTCCTTTAGGCATAGCATCTGCAACAGTGCTTCCGTATGTAGGCTGCGCACCTGAGTGAGCTTTACCGCCTTCCATATACATAGAGCGATTGCCACCCATTGCAGCTTTTTCGCGCTTAGGCTTCATCATCATCATGCCGCCGTGACCCATTTTCTTCTTTTTACCGTGATCCATTTGCACTCTCCTTATTTTTAAAAATACGATCATAGTTTTCTGCGTATTTTTTATGGTTTTCGTGCTTAAGATACTGTCCGCTTATTTTGGTTTTTCTTCGCGGACTCATCCTAATTGGCTTTTGTTCACTTCCAATTTGTGCCATTTCTGCTCCTAAAAGGGGGGAGTATTTCATCCCCCCATATTTTAGTTTTAGTCAATGCCGTAGAAAGCAGAGACAAGTGCTTCGCCGCGCAGAACCTTTGCACCATAAACATGGAGGCCGCGAACAATATCACCAAAGCTAGACGGATCGCGAATTACTTCCGTGTTCACAATGGTTTGTGCCGTGCAAGTAGCTGAAATGTGACCAGCAATGCACTTACCAGCAGCATTGGTCGTTGCAGCAATGTTGTTAGTTTTGTACATATCAAAACCACGCAACTTGCCAGAGCTTACCAAACCATTACGGATGGAGCCTTGGCCTGCATTGAAATCACTGCTAATTAGCTTAGAGTTGCTTTGAACAAGCTGCTCATAGAACTCAGGGTTAGCAAGGAACCAACGACCTTCTTCAGGCACATTTTGCTCGTCAAGCAGACGCGCCATGTGAGAAAGAACATCGATAGGATCATGCTCACCAGAGGCATAACCAATGTCGAGGTTACCAGTACCATCAAAAGTACCAGCAGCCAGATCAGTGGCGCTATCAGAACCAAGAATGTGGTTCGGAGAAGAAGCAGGAACGCCAGCAAACATAGCAGCAATTACACCTGAATCGAATGCATCACGCAGTGCGTAAGCAGCCGAAGAAGATGCAACTTCCTTGAAGTTCACATGAGACATAGAGGTTTCAATGTCATCCACGATGAACTTGAAGGCATTTGCCGTATCGACAACCAGAGTAACTTCTTGGTCCGTAAGCTTGGTTTGCGTTACATCTTGACCACGCTCATACTGGTAAACGGTGATTACCGGCTCTTTGATGATGCGAACGCTATCACCATAAGCAGTAATTTCCCCAGCATAGTCCGTGTTCGTGATTGCTTCAGCAACGGATGCCTTACGGAAGAAGTTAAGAACCTTCTTACTGTAAACGGCAGGCAGGAAGAAAGAGTTAGCCTGACCTGAGACCGAATTTGCAAAGTTCGCATCGGTATCAGTTGACGGTTCAAAATATTGATCAGAAACATTAAAAGCCATGATGGCCTCCTAAAAAGACAAAAAGTGGTTTAAGGTGCCACCCTGCCTTCACGAATTGCAAGATCAATCTCTTGCTCATACTTATCGTAATCGTCCATAGACAGAGCAGCGATTTCCCGCTGGGTCCAAATTTTCGGCTGCTTTGTGTCAACAGTTGTAGTTTTAGTTGAAACAAAATCTGCAGCAGAATTTTTGGCAGATTGTGAACGATTTGCCCTAGGCTTTGGAGTGTTAATGTTAATGCCATTTTCCATTTTATAAAGATCGATAGCACGGCTTGCAAGAGTAACATTGTCTGGGTTGTTGTAAATCCAACGCTGAATTTCTTCAGGTTGTTCTTTAGCCCAGCTATGAAACTGCTCGTCGCCGCGAATGTCCTCAAAATCCGGATGACGTTCGCGCAACTTGGTTTCTGCGTCGCGTCGAGAAAGCTCTAATTCACGCGCTTCAATTGCTTGGAGCTTTTCTTGAAGGGCGTTCACTTGCTCTTGGCTGCGCATGTGCGCTACGGTTTCAACCGTTTCATACAACTCAGGATATTTGGATTTAAACTCAACTAAATCTTCTTCGCTTCGCGGAGGCTGATATTGCGGTTGTGCCCCTCTTGCTTGAGCTAGAAGTTCTTGCTCGCGTTGTTTAAATTCAGCAATCTTGTCGTCGTAATGCTTTTTGAGATCATCATACCGCTTTTTATAATTGGCTCGTGGCTTTTGAGACTGTTTAGTTTGAGGGGTCTCAGGCTCAGAATCGGCACTGGGAGTAGCCTCAGGGTCTTCAAAAAATAACGAGTCCGCACTTGTTCGGGCAGAGTCATCAGACTCATGCCAACTCTTACGAGCATTGTACGGATTAGCTTTACGCTCCTCTACTTCAGACATCATTCACTCTCCTTTTGGGGCTTGTTTTGTCTTCAAGGTAGCCATGTCAGTCGCGTTTCTAACACAGGGCTTGAACTTACAAGGTGGCCTCAAGGTCAATTTAATTTTGGTGATAAGGGGGGATTACTCCGTGGCCTTATCGATTCATTAGGCTAGGCATACGGTTAGCATCCAACATCTGCTTTTTCAATTCTTCTTCGGACATTTCTTCCGTAGGAAGTTTTGAATCTTCCATCATTGGATTATCAACCATACCACCGATAGCCATCTTCATTAAGCCGCCGTCATAGGCCCGCTCTGCGTCATCCATCATAGTTTGCAGATTATCGGCACCAATTTGATCGGTAGCTTTTTTGGTGAATACAAATTCACCGTCCGAAAGCCTTGCGGGAATGGAGTCGGACGTTCCATCTCCAGGGCCTTCTACTTCGCCAGCGCCAGAAAACTCTGACGAGGCTAAAATTACTTTGTCGAAGATCATGCTAAGTTGGTCATCAGCCTCAAGCGCATCCATCAAATAATCCATTTCGGATTCTTCTAGGCTTTGGCCCAACACAAACTCGACAAAATCATCTTCCATTTCTTCGTCAGGCTTTTGAGAAGCCATAACGTCATCCATTTCTTCCGGGGGAATGTTAGGATAGGTATCTACTGGCACTGTTTCCATTTCAACTGGAACTAACAATGCACCACCTTCTGCCTTTTCCATACGCGCCCCACCATAGTATTTATTTACATATTCTCCTAAAGCCCGCTTAAGTTGAGGAGAAACGTCAAAATTGTCTAAGTCTTCATCAAAAATAGCACGAGCCGCATCATAAACATAATCAAAGCCAAGGAAATCATCTTTCTCTAGTGCTTTAAAGAGTTTGCGGCCTTGAGGAGACATAGCTTTTAAGTCTTCAGCAGAAAGCTCACCTAGGTCCGTAACACTTTCTCCTAGCATAATTCCTGCATTTTCTAAATCGTTATCAAACTGATTGCGAGTAGACTTCATGT